GGTGGCGCGACGCTGGTCGCATCGAGCGGAGAGCAGGAGCTGACGCAGTTCCCGCCGATCGCCGTGACGGCGAGCGACTTCCGGCCGCATCTCGGCAAGATGCTCTACACCGAGAGGGTGGCGCTGAAGCTGGGCGATTCCGCGGTGCCGGTGACGGTGAACGGGTTCGGCCTGATCGGCGGCGACGACGTGCAGATCGACTATTGCGAGCTGGGCGCGCCGGTGGTCGTCAACCCCAACACGACGGTGTCGATCGACAATTCGATCACATTCTGAGCTGCAGGCGGCGGGCCGCTCAGGCAAACCCCCGCAGGGGCGGCCCAAAGCCTGACAAAAGGGACGGGTAACAATGGCCGAGGATGTGCAGGACAGCGATCTGGTCGCTGCCGATTTGCGCCGGCAGGATGCGATGCAGACCGAGCGGGCGCCGTGGGAAACGATCTATCGCGACGTCGAGGCGTTCGTCGATCCGGTCGCGGCCGGCGGCTTTTCCGGCCAGTCACCCGGCGGGCTGCGCGGACAGGGCCTGTTCGACCCGACGGCGCCGCAGGGGCTCGGCCGGTTCGACGCCGCGCTGGGCGCGGTGACGACGCCCAAGAACCAGCGGTGGCACGGCCTGACCGTGCTCAACAAGGATTTGGCGAAGGTGCCGGCGGTGCAGCTCTGGCTGGAGCATGCGACCGACCGGCTGTTCCAGTGCCGCTATGCGCCGCACGTCGGCGCCGGCGTGCAGTTCAGCCAGGACCGGCGGCAGCTCGGGCTGTACGGCACCGGCCCGCTGCTGATCGACGACTGGAGCGGCCGCGGCCTCTACTATCGCGCGCTGCACATGAGCGAGTGCTTCATCGCCGAGGATTTCCGCGGCCGGGTCGACACGATCCACCGCAAGTTCTCGCTGAGTGCGAGGCAGGCCAAGCAGATGTTCGGCGACGACAATCTGCCCGAGGACATGAGAAAGGCCTGCTATGATCCCAACAAGCAGGAAACCCGGTTCGACATCCTGCATGTCGTGCGGCCCAACGAGAAGGTCGAGCCGCAGAAATTCGACTGGCGCGGCAAGCCGGTCGCCAGCCGCTATGTTGCGATCGAGGCCAAGTGGATTATCCGGCAGGGCGGCTATCACTCGATGCCGATCGCGGTGTCGCGCAATGTCAGCAGCCCGGCGGAAGTGTACGGGCGCTCTCCCGCGATGGAGATGCTCGGCAGCATCAAGGGCGTCAATCAGATGGTGCGCACGATCCTTCGCGCCGGCCACAAGGCGGTCGATCCTGCGCTGGCTTTTCACGACGACGGCGACATTTCGCGGCTGGTGACGAAGCCGGGCGGGCTCAATCCCGGGCTGGTCGACGAGGCCGGCCGGCTGCTGGTCGCGGCGGTGCCCGGCGGCGGCGACGTGCGGTTCGGTTTCGAGCTGGTCGAGAGCGAGCGCCAGCCGATCCGCATCGCCTTCCTTGAGGATTTCTTCCGCATCCTGACCGACCCGAGCGATCGCATGACGGCGACGCAGGTGCTGGAGATGGTCGCCAAGCAGGGCGTGCTGCTGCAGCCTTTTGCCGACCGCTATGAAACCGAGAAGCTGGGCGTGATGGTCGAGCGCGAGCTGGATATCCTGATGCGCGAGCAGCAGATCGACCCGATGCCGGACGAGATGCTGGAGGAAGGCGCGGCGCCGCTGGTGGTGATGACCAACCCGCTGGCGAAGATGGCGCGATCGCAGGAGGCATCGGCGTTCACCCGATGGGTGGAGATCGGCGTCCAGGCGGCCGGCGCCGGCCGGCCCGACGCGCTCGACCGCATCGACTTCGACGCAGCCATGCCGGACGTCGGCGAAGTGCTCGGCGTGCGGCCGAGCTGGATCGTCACCGACGAGGAGCTGGTCACGCGCCGGCAGGAGAAGGCCGAGCAGGAGCAGGCGGCGCAGGCCGCGGCGGTGGTGCCCGAGGCGGCCGGCGCCGCGCTCGATCTGGCCAAGGCCAATGAAATCAGCGGCGGGGCGATGATGGGGATGGCGGCATGAGCGACCCGGCGATCAGGGAGGTACTGCCGCCGACCATGCCGGCCGGCACGCGCGTCTCGATGTATATGAGCGGCGGCTATCTGCTGCAGGACTGCGTGCTGGTCGACGACGCCAGCCTTACCGGCTCCGGTTTCGTGCATTGCATGTTCAGGCCCGGCACCGGGCCGGAGGGGGAAATCTGGCTGCACGCCGAGGCCGTGCTTGGCTGGGCGGTGCTGCCAGAATTGCCGGCGGTAAAGCCGGCCGATGGAGGGTGAAATGGGACTTGAGCTGCTGGTGTTCGCGATCTTCGTGATCCTGATCGTTGCGCTGCTGGCGTGGGGCGTGAGCTACCTGCCCGTGCCGGAGCCGTTCAACCGGGTGCTGATGGCGCTCATCATCATCCTTGGCGCGCTCATCATCGCCAGCCGCGCCGGCCTTGTCTGATGGCGACGCACCCGATCACCGACCCGATCGGCGTGCATGCCCGGCGGATCGTCGACAACATCCTGCGGCGCATGGCGATCATCCGCGCGCGTTCCTACAAGCGGGTGTTCGAACCGGACGCCATGACGCGCGACCATGAAATCGTGCTGGCCGACCTGCGCGATTTCTGTCGCGCCCATCGAACGACATTCTCGCCGGACAGCCACGTCGCCGCGCGCCTGGCCGGCCGGCGTGAGGCATGGCTGCGCATCGTGCAGCATTTGAATCTGGATGAGGCGCGCGTGCAGAAACTTGTGGAGCTGGAAGATGGACTGGACGGATGACAATGCGCGCTGGGCGTGCTTCGCGGACGATGGCGCCGGATCGGCGGGCGGCGCGGCGGCGGCTGTTGCTGGAGCTGGTGGCGCCGCTGGTGGTGGTGCCGATGATGGCGCTGGCGGTGCCGGCGATGGTGCTGGTGCCGGCGATGGTGGCGGTGCCGGCGGTGATGGTGGCACTGATCCGGAATGGCTGGGGATTTTTTCGGCCGAGGGCGGCGATGCCGCCAACCCGAGCAACCGGGACTGGCTGAAGGCCAAGGGTTTCAAGACCGCCGACGATGCGATCAGAAGCTATCGCGATGCCGAGAAGGCGCTGCGCAACGGCGGCAAGATCAGCGTGCCCGGCGACAAGGCGACGGCCGAGGAAGTCGCGGCGTTCCGCACCGCGATCGGCGTGCCCGAGGCGGCCGACCGCTATGAATTCGCGATGCCGCAGGACGAGGAAGTCGATGCCAGTTTCGCCGATCCGATGAAGAAGATCGCGCACGAGGCGGGCGTGCCGGCCAATGCGTTCAAGGCGCTGGCCGAGGGTTTCATCGCCTGGCAGGCGGACACGCTGGAGGCGACGCGGACCGCCGAGGATCAGGACGCCGCGACGGTGCTGACCGGCTGGGGCGAGCAGCGCAATGCCAAGCTGGCCGACGTGCAGCGGGCGATGCGCGCGCTTGAGCTCACGGCCGACGACGTCGCCGGCATCCAGCGCGGCTTTGCACTGGTCGGCGGCAAGCCCGGCAGCGCCAGGACGCTGGAGCTGCTGCAGCGGCTGGGCGCCGGCATGGCCGAGGATTCGCTGATCTTCGGCGGCGGCGCGCAGCGGCGGTTCGGGATCACCGGCGCCGAGGCGCAGGCCGAGGTCGACAAGCTGATCGCCGACGAGGAATTCGGCCGGAAGCTGCGGGACAAGGACCCCGAGGCGGTGGCGCGCTGGAGCCGGCTCAACGCGGCGATCGCCGCTGACGTCGACCGCAAGGACCGTGAGGAAGCAAGGGCGAATATGTGACGAACCGGTGCGCCTGAGCAATCCACCGAAGGACACGACAAATGACTACGACCAAAGAGATTATGTGTCCCAAGTGCCAAGCCCCGGCTGGCAAGCCGTGCGTCAGTCTCGCATCCGGCAACCCCCTTCCCGATATGCACCGCGACAGGCAATCCACCCCCTCGCTCACGCCCGAGTTCCGCGCTAAGACGGCCCCGACGACGGAGGCGAAGCAATGAGTCGATTCCCCGACCTGCCGGCGAAGATGCGGCGTCTGCCCGTCGATCGGCGCGGGTTTCCGGTGCCGTGGTTCGTCAAGTGGCTCGACGGCGAGCCGGTGTTCCCGGCGATGGATGGCGACAGGATGGTGCGGGCGATCCGGCAGGGCCGCTGCTGGGTGTGCGGCGGCGAGCTGGGGCGGCTGTCGGCCTTCGTGATCGGGCCGATGTGCGCGATCAATCTCACCAGCGCGGAGCCGCCGAGCCATCTGGAATGCGCGCGCTTCTCGGCGCGCAACTGCCCGTTCCTCGCCAACCCGCGGATGCGCCGGGTGCCGAGCGAGAAATATGGCGGCGCGGGACCCAATGGCGCGGCGGGCGTCATGCTCGACCGCAATCCCGGCGTGACGCTGGTCTGGATCGTCAAGGGTCGCGGCCGGCCGTATACGGTGCGCGCCGACGGGCCGGTCGGCGCCGGCACCCTGTTCGACATCGGCAAGCCGCACGCGATCGAATGGTATTGTGAGGGTCGGCCGGCGACGCGCGCCGAGGTCGTCGACAGCATCGAATCCGGCCTGCCGCACCTGCAGGCGATGGTCGACATCGACCCCGATCCGGCCGGCGCGCAGGCCGAGATGGATCAGCGCACCGCGGCGGCGATGGAGCTGCTGCCGGCATGAAGGGCGGTCCGTCCCGCGCCGGCATCGATCCGCTGCATGAGCCGATGCGCGGTGTGGCGGCGGTGCTGGCCGAGCCGCTGATCAAGACGTTCGCGGAGAACCTTGCCGAAGGGCTCGATCGGCTCCTTGCGGCCGGCTGCACCAGCAATGAAGTGTCGAGCATCGGCGGCCAAGTCGTCGCGGTGCAGGCCTGCGTGCTGGTCAAGGCCGTGGAGGATCGTGCGGCCGAACTGGGCGGCACGATTCCGAGGTACGAGCTGGTCGAGATCGTGCTCAACGATCTGCGCACCCGCATGCTGTTGGC